ATGGAAGGCAGCCAGACGAGCCGGGGCGGGGATCGCTACGACGAGAAGTTGATGGGCGGGATTGCGAAGCTGGTCGGATGGCCGACGCCGCAAGTTCACGACGACAAGGAACGCGGGAACACGGAAGCGGAGCATTACCACTTCCCGCACGACCTAAGCAATGCGGCGACCTGGGCGACCCCGCGCAGCGAGGACTCGGAATGCGCGGGAGCGCATCGGGGCAACGCGGACGGGCTGCACAGTCAGGCGAATCTCACTGCTTGGGCCACACCCTCGGCGCGGGATTGGAAGAACGGTCAAGCCAGCGAAGAAACTCTTCAGAAGAATTCCAGGCCGCTGAACGAACAAGCCGTGGCTTCACTAACGGCTTCTGGGCGGACGCCGAATGGCTTTGGTGCCGGGACGAAAAGTACCGGGCAGTTGAACCCGGCACATCCCCGCTGGTTGCAGGGGCTCCCAACCGCATGGGACGACTGCGCGGTTATGGTAACGCGCTGTGCGCGGAAGTCGCCAAAGGCTTCATCGAAGCCTACATAGAAGTCAGAGCCTTGAAAAAATAGTTATGCCTAGCGCAACAGCCAGTGAGAGAACAATGCCGCATAACACCGAGGCGGAGCGTGCGCTCTTGGGTAGCGTCCTTTTGGACAACGCTGCGCTTGCGATCTCGATAGAGATCGTCAGTGTCGGCGATTTCTACTCGACCGCTAATCGTCTATGCTTCGAAAAAATGCTCCAACTCTCCGAAAAGGGCACGACGATAGACCTCGTCACCCTCTCCGACCAACTCACGAAAGACGGACTCTTCGATAAAGCCGGCGGAGGGGGATACATTGCGGGGCTAACCGAAGGGGTCCCGATTGGCACGACGGCGGCGGTCGGGGAATATTGCCATATCGTCAAGGAGAAATCTAAACTTCGCAGCATCATCAACGCTTCAAACAACGTACTGGCGAGGGCATTCGAAGGCATCGACGATTCGGCAACGCTCGCCGAACTGGGAATTGAAGCGCTCTACGACATCATCGGCGCCAAGCAGAAATCGGGCCTCGTCAAGCTCGATCAAGTATTTCGCGAGGAGATGGGAGCCTTCGGGACGCTGCTCGACGGCCGCACAGGGGCGGCCTACGGGATCCCGACGGGGTTTACAGACCTTGACGCTATGTGCAGGGGGCTCCAGCCAGGTGAATTGACCATCATCGCGGCGCGGCCCAGCTTGGGCAAGACGGCGCTTGCGACGTGCATAGCGCTCAACATGGCGGATCGCTACTCGATCCCCGTGGGATTCTTTAGCTTGGAAATGATGCGGGCGGCGCTGCTCACCCGGATGCTCTGCGTGAATTCCAGAATCAACATTCACCGTTTGTCGACGGGCTTCTCGACGCGAGACGATGTGGCGCGCGCCGTCAAAGGCATCGGCGAACTCGCCAAACTACCTATCTGGATTGATGATACCTCCGGTTTGACGCTGACCAGCTTCCGCGCCAAGGCGAAGCGGCTGATTCAGGAGCAAGGTGCCCGGGGGTTCATCGTTGATTACATCCAGTTGATGTCCTCGGGGAAGAAATTCGACAGCCGCAACGCCGAAGTAGGCTATTTATCGGCGGGGCTCAAGCAATTCGCGAAGGACGAGAAGGTCTTCGTCGTGGCGCTGTCGCAGTTGTCCCGCGAACCCGAGAAGGGCCGGAAGCGGAAGCCGCAGCTGAGCGATCTTCGGGAATCAGGCGCGCTTGAGCAAGACGCGGATGTCGTGATCTTCCTCTGGCGTCCGAAGCAGGACGAGTCCACCGCCGAAGGCGGGCAGGAAATGGTAACCATCATCATCGGCAAGCAGCGCAACGGCCCCACAGGGGAGTTGTGTTTGGGCTTCCAAAAGGAGTACACTCGGTTCGTCAACCTAGCTTCTGGCTCAGACGAACCGGAGATCGTGAGCGTTCCGTAAATTCAAACGAAGAAGGAGAAACACCACCATGAACATAATTCTAATTCTATTTGTAGTGGCCAGCTTCATCGCGGGCTTGGCTTGGGCGAAACCCTTCAAACGGTTTTCCAGCTTATTTACACTAGCTGGCTTGCTTGTGCTTGTGCTATTCACAGCGGGGTGCTCTGCGGCCTGGATCACGAGCGTACAGGCTCTCTTGCCATCGCTTGCCACGATCATCAGCAGCATCTTGGCGTTCGCTGCGGGCTTGGCTGGGAAAACGGTTTCAGCGGCCACACTGGCCAAAGTTCAGACTCTTGAGGGCGATATATCAACTGAGTTAACCGACGCCTCGGCGGTCATCACGGCGTATAAGTCAAGCCAAGATCAATCGCTCCTGGGTAAGTTGGCTGCGGTGTTTTCGAATGTGGTGGGAAGCCTGCAAAGCATACTGAGGGGGCTCGACATCACCGACACCGCGACACTTTCCAAGCTTACGGAACTGATTGATCTGGCGATTGGCGTTGCGCAGGCGATCATCGCGCTGATCCCGCAAGTCCTAGCGACCCTCGCACATCGCGTTTCACTCACCAGGGATGCGTTGACCGCGGCTGACAAGGCGGCGGCATTGCACATCGACAACTTCCACAAGGCGGTGTGCCAGAATTACAACGACATCGTCAACGCGGAAACAGCGAATCCAGATGTCAATGGAGTTCTGAAGGCTTTACCAAGGCTGTAGCAGCGACTTGGATTTCAAAGACGGGATAACAACACGACGCGACGGGGGGCGTTGGACTCACCGGAATGAGCGGGCAGTGGGCCACGCCCCCGATTTTTGGTAGGAGGTAAGTCATGCCCAGATTTGCGGTTGACCATCATCTGCAATTGAAATTCGCGCTTTCCTACGAGCGAGAAATGCTCGTCGCGCTTTACAACCGCGACTGGGAAGCGTATCGTGATTGGGAGAAGAAGTTCGACCGCGCTCGCACGCAAATGAGAGAGCAACGAGCACCGCAGTAAGAGGATACCATGCCGTACAAGTGCCCAACGTGTAATGGTAAGAGATTCATTTTGCTTTATCCGTGGGCTGCAGGTTCAAACTGCCTTGAACTAAAGACTGAAGTTTTCTGCTCGGACTGCCACGGCACCGGCATCAAGTGGATGCCGAAGTTCCAGTAGGAGGGATTCACGATGTCAGTCTTCCACGGCGACATGAAGCTTGGGAAGAAACCTCCCAAGATCGACCCGCGCACGTTCTGTTTGGGGAAATACCTGACGTCAGAGCTTCCCGCTGCGCCGGCTGAGGTATGCAACTCCAGAGATGTCCAGAACTGGGGCATGATGCTCAATGATACCCTTGGCACCTGCCCGATCGCCGGGGCTCTCCATACCATCCAAGGATGGGTTCTCTCGAACGTCGAGCCCGGGATTCACGCCGATATCATCATGCCGTCCGATGACATTGTGCTTAGATATTACGAGCAATGGTGCGGGTACGAGCCGTCTGACCCATCGACTGACCACGGCGGAGTTCTTCTCGATGTGCTCAGAGCTTGGCATCGGTCGGACATGGCAGGCTACAAGCTGCTCGCCTACGCCGACCCAGACCCGATGAACAGCGAGCACGTCAAGCAGGCCATCAACCTATTCGGAGGCCTCTACACTGGCTTGCAGTTGCCGATTTCGGCGCAGAGACAAGACACATGGGATCTTAACGGCCATAGCAAAGCCGTGCCTGGATCGTGGGGTGGTCATTGTGTTGAAATCGTTGACTATGACTCTGAGATTCTCGTTTGCAAAACCTGGGGGAAGCTTAAAGCCATGACTTGGAGATTCTTCGCCGCTTGTGTCGATGAATGCCATGCCCTACTCTCAGGGGGAGATTGGGTTCCGCCCGCCGGTTTCGATCTCGCGGGCTTGCAGCAGGATTTACTGGCTTTGAGCACATAGGAGGTGGAACGTGTTTGGCATAGACAAGGGCAAGATAAAAGAGGCGTTTTCCGACTTCGAGGGGGCGCAAGAGGCGGCACTGGCCCTGGCCCCGCTCTCCCCGCGCGACCCCTTGCTGGTTGCGGTGGTCAATTTGCTCAACGCCTTGGCCAAGGCATTTTCGTAGGAGGTCTCTATTCGACATGACTCCAAGTCCTTCGTTTCCTAACAAGATAGATTGCTGCCGGAGTCACTCTGTATTTCCTTGCCAAGGAAATTCCAGTCTCAGGACTTACTCGGATTTCTCTTACCACTTCATCTGTCAATTTAGATCCAAAACGATTTTCTCCAAGATGGATAAGACCGTTACGACGAGCATGGAGAACATTTTCGGAATGAGTAAGATATTCAAGGTTATCTGCACGATTATCGGTTTTTGGTTCGTGAATGTGGTTAACCTCAAATCCATATGGGCACGGGCCAAGGAATGCTTTTGCCACGAGGACGTGTACCCTCCTCGGGAAACTCCTCCCATCCCTTCTAAGAACAACGCCGAAGTATCCTCTGTCATCAGGGCTAGGTTTCAGAATTTTCCCAATCCTTGTAGTGGGGGCGGGACGAGATCGTCGTATTCTTCCCAAATTGGAAACCTCGTAGGAGTTGAAGCAAGGAATCTCCTTCCAGATTTCAGTGGTAGAATTGATTTCAGGCATGATGGCTCCCAGTATGAGTCGTTGTGTTCAGGGCCGCAGGCGCGCGGAAACGCTTCTGCGGCTCGATTAGTATAACATTGAAAGGAGTTAACATGCACTATGCTGTAGCTGTTTTCTTATCTTTTTTGATTGGGCAACTGCTTCATGCTTGGCTTCGCGCACAGAGTTCAGTCCATTCCAACCTTAATGGAATCCTCACCTATCGGCAGTACGTCGAAGTGAATGGAGCGAACCTGTGCGTTCGACTCTTCTTGGCGTGGCTCGTCGTATCTGCCTGGGCTTGGCATGGGCAAGAACTGATGACCCTGATCGCCAAGATATCGCCTGATAACCTTGGGTGGCTTTCGACGAATGCGATCCCGCTCAACCCGACCACGGCCGGCGTGTTTGGGTACTTTGGGGACTCCATCATTGACGGTGGGATAAGCTTGATTTCGCGGTGGATCCCCTCGTTGAAAAACGAAGTGCCCCCTACCAGTGGAGCGTCCAAAGCCGTCGTACAGGCCCAGCAGGCTGTAGCAGACGCAAAGGCTGCAGTTGCCGATGCCAAGAATGGGGCGGCGAAGCCCTGACGCCCGCGTCGTCGCTGTATGAATCCCTAATCTATCCATAGCTTTACGTGTCATAATCCCCATCCCCAAAAGCCGCTTGCTGAAGAACTGTGCAGAATGCACGCCTTCTTCCTCATCAAGGATCGGAATGTCCGATTCCTCAAGAAAAGGCTTTTCGAAACGTGTACACCTTTTCGAGTGTATCGAATATTGAATTTCTATGGGAATCAGTACTTTAGATGTGGAAGTACAATTTCCAATATGTACACCGATCGTCGGTAAAGTTTAGTTTTGGCGGCTCCTCGGCGGTGCAGGTCTGCACTGAATCAGCTAAGGATCATCAAACAGCGGGCGCACGGCGCCGGCAGGAGAGGCTTTTTCTGGCGGGCTCCGCAGAACGCGCAGATCATCACGTCGGCCTCGGTGACCCCCGTAATCGCCCGCGGCGTCCACTCGAAGTCGCAATCGGGGCAGTGATAAAGCCCGTTGGCATCGCGTCGCAGATGGACGATTTTCCGGCACAGGAGGCAAAGGCCGAAAGCAAAGTCTTCCATCTCTTGGACGGTGTGAAAGTGCGTTCCCTTGACGCGGCAGGGGAGACAAGTGGGCTCGCCGCAGAAGTTGCAGCGGGGCTGGCGAACTTCGTTGTGGGTCTCGCAGGTAGAGCACTGGTACTCGTCGATTTGGGGCATGTCAGGATCCTTTCTTCGCGTCGAAGGTCTTCAGGTCGTCGATGATGGCCCACTTCTCGCGGCGCTGGCCCTGATCGGTCAGCTTGAGGCGGGCAATACGCAGAGCGATTTCCTCGAGTGCCGTGTCCTTCCAAGGCGCAGACATAGAGGTGATTGCTGACAGTTCAGTTCGCGTCGGAGCGTCAAAAATTTCCCGGATTTGTTCCACCATCGAAGCGGCACACGGGAATACCACTTCGACGAAGGTCGGCGGTCCAGGGTTAAACTGCTTTTGTTCTGGCATGGGTTCCTCCTGGCTCAGCATAGAGCCTCTCGATTTCGGTGATTTCCTTGCAGGCGATGCAGCAATACCCGCCAGCGGGGTCGTCGGAAGACATCCGCGCGTAGACTCCTCGGCAGCCGGGGCACTTCGCCCAGCCTTCCCATATTTGAGGCTCGGCATGCTTCGCCGCTTTGCAGAGAGACCAAATAACAAGGATGACCACTGTGGCACCCGTGCTGCCCATTCCTGCGAAGAAACTGAGTAGGTCGAAGTGCGTCATGGTCTCTTCGCCTCCTTCTCGCAGTTTGTACCACAATACGTCAAGGGGAGCAAGGCTCCCGATCCGCGCGAATCGTAGTGTCGACCGCAACCTGCGCAAATCGACGTTGCGGGGGCTCTACGGTGAAGGTAGGCCTCGACGGCTCGCAGAATGACGGCGATCCCCAGAACAGACAAAGCGATTTTGATGATCATGTGCCTCCTCGTCGCGCTAATCGCGCTGCCCTACCCCTAACAGACCAGAGGCAGGGCGCCGGGGTTAGCGGCGTGGCATAGGCATCACCTCCTGTTCCTGTTGCCCTCCTCTTCGATCCAAGCCTTAGCCTCGCTGATCGTGTTGAACCATCGCCTGCGGGGCGTCGCACAGTAGCAGACGGCGTGGACCTTTGGTCCCTCAGCGGAATAGTCCGGCCCGTGGCTGTAGGTGAGATAATTCCCCACACTTGAGCGCTCGCGCCAAGCTCCGAGGTTCTCGTCAAATATCGGCGTGTTGGTGTCGTTGTACTCTCCAGAAATCCACTTGCTGGCATTGTACTCCTCGCACAGTCTGAAGAGCCAGCCGCGATCACTGGAAGCCCATTCGTCGCTACCTTCTGGTGCAGCGGCTCGGAATTCCGCCCAAACGGTTTGACGCAAGTCTCCTTGAATCGGTCCTAACTCGATTTCGCGTTGCTCTGTGAACATAATCAAACCTCCTCAGAATAGGCGAGTTTGGCCGCTCGCCTCGGTGTCGTGGAATAGCGGCGCGCGGCGCTCGAGTTCGCCAGCCTTTGACGTGATGTCCTTCGGCGGTCGGTTGAACTGTTCGGTAAGGTTCTGGCCGGCGCGTTGCGCCGCGACCTTCTTCTGCTCCTCGATGTGCGGCGCCATGCTTGGAAGGGGCTGGGCGCGTTGGCCTATCGGCCGATTGTCGACGTCTGGAGTAGCCAAGAAGATTCCCTTCCCAAAGTCGGGAGGCGCGGCGGTGGGCTGCGGGTCGGGCTCGTCGTCCTCGGGGTCGGCGTCCATCACCAGGAGCACGGTATTAACTCCCGTACCAGACTCTTTGAACGTGTCGGGCGGTAGGACTTCCCATTCTCCGCCCGCCTCGTCGACGAGGGGTTTTAGCTGCTCGTTCTGGCGCGGACCATTGGCGCAGATGGCCACGAGGCGCCCGCCTGGGCGAAGCATGGTCAGGGCGTGCTTGATATGTTTTATGTCCTCGCCGTTGGCAAAGGGCGGATTCATCAAAATGAAGTCAAAACCCGTCTGGTCGACGCACTCGAGAAAATCAGAGCAACGAACCTTCACGGCTGGCCACCTTCGGCGCAACTCCTCGGCTAGGGTTGGGTTAATTTCTATGGCGTGGATCTCGCCCGCGTAGGTAAAAATCTCATTGATAATTGCGCCCGTGCCAGCGCTGGGCTCGAGGATTCTAAGGGAAGACTCAGCGAAAGGCATTCCAGCAAGTTCCACCATGCGGCGGGCGAGGGCGGGCGGGGTCGGGAATAACTGAGGCGCGCTTACCACCTTAACCCCTGCTTTCAGGGTCTCGCGCATGGCGTCAAAGGCTTCGGCCTGCGGCTCTACGGTCGGTTCTTTCCATTCGCGCTCGACGGGCTCCCTGGTGGGTGCCTGTATCTTTGGCGCGGGCTCTGCGGGCGTCGCCTTCGGTGCTGGCGGGTCGACGCGCTTCGCGTCCTCGATGTAAACCAAAACGCTGTTATAGCCTCCAACAAACATCCCGGACCTTACGCGGTGCTCGCCGTACTTGTCGCTTGCGGGTACAATCCGACTGCCTTTCATGTCGTGATACTTCTTATCCCACGTCGCGCGACTGACGTGGTGAAAGCCTTCGCCGGGGTAATTGCACATTGGCGGAAGTTTGACAGCGGCCTTGACGGCCTGCGCTTGCTGCTCCGTCGGTGGCTGATAGTCTCGAATCTCCTCGATGCTGACGACTTTGCAATACCGCGCGTTCGTCGATACGCTGACGATTTTCCCGTCCTTCCGGTTGATGCGTAGGATCGTAACCCACTCGCCGCGGTCGCGCATGACGCGCCCGCCTAGCTGGATGTCGACCCGATCTGCGGCGAGCCCGCCGGCCTCCGCCAACATGGCGCGTTCGTACTCTAGGCGGTTTCCGATATGCTGTAACCAGCGGTCGCACCATGCAATAGTGCCACGGTAGGAGGGCAAGGCAAGGTCGCGTGCCTGCTCCGGCGTTATGATCCCATCGTGTAGTGCGCTCCATAGGCTCATTTCGCCTTCGTATTGGGACGCGGGCACCTCGCGCGGGTACTCGGCCAGCGTAAAGCATTTTGACAAGTGATTGTAATTGGCTATGAGTTCGGCGCGCTCTTGGGTGAGTCCCTCGGCGCTCCATTGCTTGATGCCCGTTTCGCATTTGGCTTTGTCGCGTTCGCGGCTGCGCTGGTCGGCATCGAGTCCCTTGATTCTGCGGGCGCGCACGTCGGCGCGCTCCTTGTACTTCGCGTGTCGGATGGCGCCGGCGGCGCGCTCCTTCCAGTAGCAAGATTGCTCCCACATCTTAATGGATCGCCGCATCCCGTTCTCGATGCGTTCGGCGTCCTTGCGGGCGTGCTTCTCGCTGTGATGGCCAACTAAAATCGGCTGGCCCAGCGGAATATTATCCGCAATGGCAGAAACGGCCTTCCGGGCCTGATCGGCGTCTTTGGCGCGGTGCTGGCTGTAATCGCTGAACCGGTCGGCGCGCTCCTCGGCGCGGTCGACGAGCGTCGTGTCCTCGTCGCCAATCTCTCCGGCTAACTCTATCAAGAGGTCCTCGCGGCTTGGGGTCCACATCGGGGCGACGAAAAAGCCTTGTTTCGGTGCCCATATGAAGCCCGCAGCCTTGACGCGGGCGTAAGTCTCCGAGTCGAGCCGAGAGACGGAATACAAACGGAGTTTGTTATCCTCGGGTGAATAAGTCGCGGTGTAGATCATTGATTGCGCTCCTCATCGCTGCTCGGTGCAGTCCTGCACTAACTCTTATGCGTAAAGGTCAATTTGCTTCGCCGACCCTTGGGCCTCGCCGCTTGCTCGCTTGTAAGCCTCTACCATTTCATGGCCGACGGCTGCGGCGCGCTTCGGAAATCGCCGCTCGTCGCTGCGACTCCAGCACGAAACCTTACGCCATACGCCATCAAAGACTTCGATCAAGATCCGGTAGCATGGTTCGCCGTTGCCAGGGAATAGAAATACCTGCACGCGGAACTGGCCAACGCGCCGCTCTTCGATAATCGCGGCTGGCTGTACGGCCATCGTTCGGTAGCCTCTAACGTATTCAAACATAGTCGCTTACCTCTGAGGCTCAAGCCTCGTCGCCGCTTGCCCTTCGTCGCTTCTAGCGCTGAACAATGACAAGGACTGAAACATATGCTCATTCTTCCAACGTTTAGCCCATACGTTCAACGCTTGGCCGGGCAGGTTCCGATAACAAAACCCGCAGAGACCAAAATGATAATCAGGCCCCAATTCCCCAATCCCACACCGCGCGCACTTCCCCATTCCTTCATTGCTCGCGCTCTTCGGTGTCTTAATCTTCGCCATATGTCCTTTATTCTAAAGGAGAATCGACGGGCTTAGATGTCTCCGCCCAGTCCGCTCTGCATATTTGAGATTCGGGATTGCTCCAGCAAGCCGGTTCATGGGTTCCAGTATAAGCGGCTTATGGCATTTGTCAAGGGAAATCCTTAGGTGGTGGTAAGGTGTTGTTTCTCAGACGCTTGCGGTGTAAGTCTGTTAGCGTGTTTGTCAAACCCTCTTTAACATCAGTTTTGGTGTATTTGAGGCTTTGCGGGGGGCTTTTGAGCCTTGCGAGTGATCGCGGCTTGGTTTCCTAGTGGAATCCGCTTGACGGGGCTGCGTCATTGTGACACCATTATGACATGAGAATGACACTGAGAATACCAGAAGAGATTTACAATGGCTTGGTTGAGCGGGCGAAGGTAGACCGGCGGTCGGTCAACGCTCAGGTGGTCCACGTCGTGGCGCTCTACCTAAAAGCTAAGGGAGAACCGACGGAGAAGCCCTCGCTGATGGCACCGCAGCGCGCGGAACCGGCGCCAGCGGCGAATCCAGTCGGCGGGTCCTGGCTGCAGGATCTCGGTCGACTGCGCCAGTTCCGGGAAATGCGGAATCGGGACCCTAACTCCGAAGCGGAATGGGAAACCTTCAAGCGCAAGGGATATTGAAGGTGGGGCGGGCGCCGATGGTTCACGGCGCCCGGAGTCGGTGGGCTAAAGGCGGGGGATGGAATTGAAGTTGGCCTGAGCGAGCTTCGCTCGGCGGTCGTGCAGTAATTCGCGATCGCGCCAGCCATCATAGCGGCTGACCGTCTCGGGCTCGATTTGGTCGAGGCAGGTGGCGCAGACGAGCTCGGCGCGCCGGGTCCAGTAGAGACCAGAGCAAGGGTTATTGCAGCGGGGGCAGGTAACGGGGTCAGCCACGGCGCGCCCCCTTTCCCGTCGTGCAGTCCTGCACTACGGAATCCCCGAAGCGAAGGAAGGTGAAGCGGCAGGCGGGGCAGGATTTGATGTGCTCCAAGGTTAGAGGCGTCTTGGTGAAGGCGAAGCTTGGGGACTTCGGGCAGGGTTTCATGTCTGCGGCCTCTTCGAGGAGGAGTATACGGCTGGCATGGCGGCAATCAGGTCCATTGGCACCGGTCTCCCATCGGGACCAAGTTGTGACGGAGATACCGAGTAGGTTCGCCGCGGCCGCCTGGGTGAGCTTGAGTTTACCGCGAAGGGTTTTCAGGTCCATCGGTTGTGACTCCTTTCGTCGGCCAGATGGCCAGCGCCGCGAAGGTCAGGCCAGCGGCTATAATAAGGTTAACCGTCGCGTCGCCGTGGAGGTGCCGCGCCGCGCAGTCGCCCGCGACGCCAGAAGCGACCAGCGCCGAGAGGAAATTAAGGCAAGAGACAATCTGTCGGGTTCGGTGCATGGGGCTCCTTATGGCTTCCCGTGGATCGGTGGCCGGCGGGCCGGGAAAGATTGGGTAGACGTCGGCTGCGGTGGCTGTGGGCAGGCGGTCAACGCAAGAATGGAAAGCAAGAGAACTGCTAGGGTGATTCGCTTCATAGCTGATAACCTCCCACGGGCGCCAAGCGGAGCCGGACGCCCGCGGCGGGCGATCAGCATTCTAGTGCCGGAGATGTATATAGCTGTCGCCGGCGTTGATTTCCCGGCAGTCTCCACCGCGGCCCGCGAATGCTAGTGCCACGAGCGCCCTAAAACAGTTTTCCTCCTCAGTTTCGCAGCCGCGTGGCCCGTCATACGTCCACGTGGTACCGTCAGGCCCAGTTGCCAAGAATACTGCTGGATACGGCGGTCGTGATAAGCGGATGAGCGTGTTGGTTATGTTGATTGTCATAAATCCTCCTCGTCGCGCTTCCCTGCGCGCGGTGCAGTCCTGCACTACGCCTCGGCGAGGACCAACCTCGCCACCAGGAAGTACACGGCATGCTCCAGCACGTCGCTCCATTCGATGCGGTAGGTCAGCCGCTCGCGCGTGTACTCTCGCCGCTCGACATCCCAGAACATCCCCTCGACGGTTACGTAGCGGATCATCTTCGTTACCCCTCTCGGCACAGCGCCGGGTCGGCGGTCTCGCCAGCATGCCAGCGACCGGTGCTACTCATCATGCAGCCGTTCGATAGCCAGCGACAGGTCGTCAATCTGCACTACGGGGCGCCGGCGCGGCCATGCGATAGGCTCGCCTGTATGTAGCGACTCCTCGACGGCTGCGTTACATGCAGGGCAAAGCAGTTCATCGATGCAAGTGCAATCGTTAGTCATCATCCTTCCCTCCTCGTCGTCTCCAGTCTCCACTATACACCTGCCAACGCACTTGTCAATCTAATTCTGGGGGCTCGCCGCAGATAGTTGGCCCTCGACGTGCGAGGAGCCTGCAACTGGGTGGAGGTTCGGCGCCAGGTCCGCCGCTCGCATCCTTATCTTATGCGCGCCTCCTGGGCGGTCCCTTCGGGGCGGATGGCTCGCTGCGGGCGACCGGCGCCACCCCATCTGGAGGACCGCGACACCTTCCCCGTACTCCGCGACCGCGCCGCTCCCGCCGCGCGCGCCCAAGGCTCTCCCCCCGCCCGCCGCCGCGCGGTTTATTTTTTCACTGAGGACAGCGCCCTATCTCTAAATCGGAATTGAATTTTTGAAAAAAGGGGGTGATTTTTTCAAGTCAAAGAAAAGGAAGGAAATAAAAAGCGGGCAAAAACCAGGAGAATTCCCTTGACATCAAGAAAAATCAGAGTAATCTAGGTTTATGAAAACATGCTACACCTGCACGGCTGAAAAACCGGAGGCCGAGTTTTATAAAGGGCGGGGGGAGTGTAAGGTTTGTGCGAGGGCTCGGAATTTGAAGTGGCTGGCAGAGCATCCGGATAGGGGGGTGGAGTTAAAGAGGCGGTGGCGGAAGGAGCATAAGGCGGAAATCCGAGAGTACTACCGGAACTGGTACGACACAAAGGGGAGGAAACGGGCGAGAGATTACGCAGAGGTGATTAAGTCTTGGGATGCGGCAAATCCCGAGAAGCGGGTGGCGCGTGACGCTTTGAGGGTAGCGATTCGATCAAGGAAGATAGTTCGTCCGAAGCTATGCCAAGGATGCAGAAAGGCGCTTAGGCTCCATGCGCACCATAGGGATTACATGAGGCCGCTTGAGGTGATTTGGCTGTGCGCGAGTTGCCACAAGCTGGAGCATACCAACAGAAAGACGAAGTGAGCAGCTTATGGGGAGTGGAAAGGTAAGCGAGATGAGCGAGGGGCTGGACGCGGTTGAATGGCGGGGTTGTTACGGTGGGGTGCGGGGGGACTTGTTCACGCGGGAGAGCAATGCGCATCCAGCGAAGATGGCGGTGGGGCTGTGCTACCGGATATTCGGGTACATGGAAGAGCGGGGGTGGGTGAATAAGGAGACTCAAATAGTTGTTGACGAACTAGGATTACATCACCTAAAATCTCTATATGACCACTGCACTCATCTGTCCTACATGCCTGAAACCATTCAAAGCCAAGGACACAGAACAGGTATACTGCTCTCAGAAATGCTGGTATCTTCGCAACGGCACCAAGGAAAAAACCTGCCAGGTCTGCCGAAAACCATTCAAAGCGAGCAATCGAAATCAGAAGTATTGCTCGATGAACTGCAGATCGGTTGTTCTGCTGGGCAACAAATTCGCGAAGGGGAATCCCCCGAACCACTCAACCTTCAAAGTAGGAGAGCATACCGGAAAGAATCATCCCCGCTGGAAGGGCGGGTGGAGGGAGCACCGAGGGCCTGGTTGGAAAAAACAGAAGTCTCTACTACGAGAGAGAGACAAGAACTGTCGAATCTGCAGGGTGAGTCCCATCCTTGCCCATCACATAATCCCTTACCGCGAGACCGGGAATTCTTCACTAACAAATCTCCTCGGCCTGTGTTTCAAATGCCATACCAAGATAGAGCACGAATACGAAAAGAAACTCAAAGAACTCCATGTAGTTTGGAGGAAGGACTTATTGAATCGTTGCCAACCTGCCCTCTCTGTCGAAATTTAATTCTTCCTACTGAAGGTTCAAGAATCCTGATTCAAGCCTCTAGAATATGTGAACCCATGGCGGGGATCGGGACGACGCTGGTGGTGGGGGCGAGTTTAGGGTACCAGACGGTGGGAGTGGAGTTGGAGCGGCATTTTCTGGAGATGGCGGACGCCAATGTGGAGAAGTTGATGGCGAAGATGCCGGGGGCGCCGCGACCGGTGGTGCTGGGAGGGGATGCGAGGAGTCTGATAAAGGTGTTGGCAGAGGCGCAGGTGGCTGGGGTGTTGACGAGCCCGCCGTACGCGGGAAACATTGGCGGGGACAGCGGGATAGACGCATCGCTAGAGAAAAAAGTCAGTGGGGTACACGCGCAGCACAAGATCCGCCAAGACTACGATGGTGTAGTAGCGTCGCCACCCTATGCGGACCAGGATTTAACAGGGGCTCGGCAGTTCCGGTCGAGATTCGAGCCGGCCCGGCCCGAGGCGAGGGCGAACCCGCATGAGGGATACGACGGCGTGGTGTCGAGCCCGCCATTTTCCGACCAAGCTGCGGCGGGCGGGGGATGCGGCATTGCCAAGCGGGGATACGGCCCGGGGGGAACGGATAAGGTAGGCGATCGGGCGTACATGGCGCGGACGCAGGGAACATCGGACGGTCAGATTGGGAATCTCAAGGATCCGGCCGGCGACATTGACGCGGTACTGACAAGTCCACCTTGGGAGCGTGGCGCCCGCGGCGGGCAGCAGGGATGGTCGGACCCGGACAAGGCGGCGGCAGTCGCGGCGGAGAAGTATAAGGACGGCAGCCGGAGGGGGCATCGCGCGTCTGCGGAGGCGATTGCGGCTCAGATGCGGCGCGACGAGAAACGAGTCTATGGCGAGAGTGAGGGGCAGATTGCAAACCTTCCATTCGGCATGATCGATGCTGCTTTAAGCAGCCCGCCCTATGAGGCAAGCTCGCAGTGCCAGGACAAGAACTTTAGGAGAGACGACCGTTTTAGGGAAGGAGATTGGCACCAACAAAAAAGGAATAATCCTAACTTCCCAGAATCCCCTTCCTCTGATGGTCAAATAGGAAAAGAGCGTGGAGACACCTACCTAAGCGCCATGCTCGCCGTGTACCGCGAACTCCACGCCGTGCTCAAACCCGGGGGCGTCTGCGCCCTGGTCACCAAGAACCCCGTGAAAAATGGCGCTATCCGCCGCCTGGACGAGGACACGATTCGGCTCATGGAAGCCGCAGGCTTCACGCTCATCGAGCGCAAGCACGCGATGCTCTCCGAAGACCTTGGCGAGCAGATGACGATGGACGGTGGCATCAAGAAAATCCAGCGCGTGCGCATGAGTTTCTTCAAGCGCCTGCACGTCCGGAAGTACCCGGAACTTGCCGTCCTATGGGAAGACGTTTTGTTTTTCAGGAGCGCGTTATGAGTGAAGTTGGCGAGTACACAATCACTCGGGACGGCGACCGCTACGGGTCGCTCGGGTCGGACTTCCCCGACGTGCTGACCGTCGTCGGGACGCGCGAGCAGGCGCTACGCTTGGCGAACTACCTGTCGAATTACTATGTGGGGTGCGACCTTCTGTTCCGCGTCGAAGGCACGACGGAGGGCGAGTACTATGCGGAGGACGTGCAGATATGAAATTGAAGGCGCGCGACATCGTTCCGGGTTGGCCGCGAGGACGATCAACGGAGAATTTTCGGGGCGAATCTCCGGGAGCGAATCGGCGGTACCACGCCAAGCAGGCGGCGATGGTCGAGAAGTTTAGGTGCCGAGAACTCACCGTCCTCTATCCGCTGGACGGTCTACGCTGGTACCGTGGCTCGTTCTGGGGGCTGCGCTGCGGGCTCTGTGGAGCCGAGTGGAAGGACGGCAATGCGCCAACCTGCGCTTGCCCACCACATACCGTCATCGGCTTTGGGTACGACGCCGTGCTGAAAACGTGGAGGGGTGTCCTCCGGTCGGAAGCAGCGAACTTCAATTTCTAGTGCAGGTCTGCACGACGCGAGGTGGCCATGCCCGTCGAACTGAACGCCAGCAGCGAAGCGAAGTCGTTCTACGGGATGTATCTGCGCGGCACCGAAGCTGACAAACTCCGTGCCGACATCGGAGTCTCCGATCGTACCATTCTGATTTGGCGGGTTCTTAGCCAGCTTGAGCGGGATCGCACGGCCGCCACGGCGCTGCGGGTTCGCCGGCTGGTATTGCGGCAGTTCGACGCACTGGTACGCGCCCACGAGCAGCACCGACAGCCGAAGGCTGCATGAAAGGGATTGAGTAGTGCAAGGCAAGCTGGGGTAGATGTGTAGTTCAGCCGCGTTAGAACACCGTATGCGCACCTTAAATGGTGGGAAGACGGAGGTCGCTGGTTCGAGTCCAGTCGCATCTACCCTGGAAAGATTAAAGCAAGGCAAGCTGCCGCCGAGCCCCGCAGAGGGGGATTCTGACTTTACTAGCCGTGCCCCTTTGTACGGTTTCTATAGTCAGATCAGAAGTGTCGACTGGGCTGAGATGCCTACGGCGGCACCAAAATGGCAGCACGCGGCCTGGGGATTCCTGAGACTGCGAGTTGCCAGAGGCGGGCGTGCGAACGTTGATAGCGAAAGTGACTACCATCTCAGTCCGCTGATAAGGTGGCGGCCACGCCCGCTGAAGGATTGAGAATGGCACCGTGCGGCGTCCCAGACCAGACGCCAAAGTTATACCGCTACTGCCGAGTGGGCGCTGGTAAGTCGGCCACGATGCCAGAAAGGCAGGCAGGGGTGATTCGTGCCACCCACGGCAGGTAAAGTTAGGGGCCAAGCGCGTTTCCCTAGCCACCCCTGCCCTGCTGAATGAGAGGATGGTAAACCATGAAACAACTTTCAGGCATTGAACGAATTGCAAAGGAACGCAGGCGACAAATCCGCGTTGAGAAATGGTCTTCAAGCCACGATGACGCACTCATTAGACGCGAGTTGGCCCAAGCTGGTGCTCTGTATGCTCTTGGAGCGGGGCACCAAACTGTGCTTCCTTGGAATTGGCCGTGGGATGCTAAATGGTGGAAGCCCGGTACAGATATCAGAATGTTGGAAAAGGCAGGGGCTTTGATAGCAGCTGAGATCGACAGGCTCTTGAGGTTGTACCGTGCCCCGCCGAGAGGACGGTGATGCCCGTTGACGACGAAACACCAACCACAGTTGAAATAGCGGGGGATGCACCGAGCCGCTGGTGAGTAACGAGTGTGAGCGCCGAGAGCGTGAGGAGGTAAGGGAGATGAAAAGCTTTCTAGTGGGAGTTGAAATGTCCGTTGCTTTTCTTGCTTGGTTGGTAGGATTCGTTTTCCTGATGGGGAAGGCAGTCACGTTCCTCATGAAAGTTAGTTCCTTTCATGCTGAAGACGGCTTCTGGTGGGTTGGTGCATGGATGCTGTACATAATCTTGAGTTGTGGATTGTGGGCATGGCTGAGAAGCGAAGGCCCTCTAAGTTAATACCGGGAGCGTTGGGACCAAAACTTTAGTGCTTCTCACAGGGGGTGAGAGATGAAAAAAGATTTTCCGTTTGCGGTATCTCTTGAGCAGCCAAGCGAATTGAAAGAGGCAGCCATGAGTGGTTACAATGTGCCTGCGTGTCCCAATTGCGCCACCCTCCACAAGCAGGTTGAGCGGGCCGAAGCGGATACACAGATAGCCAGGGATGAAATTATAGCACTGCAAGCCGACCGGAAAACTCTCATTGACAATCTGGAGGCATCGTTGGCGGCGTGCGCGGAGATGGCGGTCGCTTACCGCGCCGTTGGGTGTGAGGATGCGCTTTACAAAACCAATGATAGCAACCCCGGCACCGCCCTGCTGGAGGAACTCAAGCGCCTGCGGGCGGTAAAGGAGGCGGCAAAGGCGTACATAGACGCGCTTACGATTAATGAAAGAGACCGGAATATAATACCTTCGGCAGATGGTTTGAGGCCTCTCAAGGCTGCTTACGCAAAAGCCCTCGCCGCCTGCGGAACTGAAGTCCTAGTCCGGAGCATCCCCGTGGAGAGAACAATCCCAGTTAAAGTGAAGCCACTGGGCAGGCTGAAACCGATTGATGCCGCCTGCGAAGGAAGGGAAGGGAAGGAGCCCGAGGCATGAAACGAAAATCAGGGTGGTATTGGGTGAAAGGCGCTCCCAGTCAAATTTTCGAATACATCCCGGCCTACTGGTCTAGCTATTACCGCCAGTGGTGGGCGATGAGGAGTTCTGACAAGCTGACGTTTGGATGGGTGAGAAAGGTCGGAAGGCCTATTAAGGAGCCCCATGAATGAGTTCAATAAGCAAATGTTTAGTAGTTGCGAGCGTTATTTGAAGTCGGTATGTCCCCCGCATCCTGGAGGAGACGCACAAGCCTATTTGCGCGGTTACGAAGATGGCGGCAATGCCGCCCTCGCAGTTGCGATAAAGGCGATATGTCCTCTTTGTGCCTCTGGTCCCCCGGCAAAGGCAGGAGTTCATACCTACCCCTGTCCGTATTGCCACAACATTACGCACGATATGACTGAGGCGTGCAAGGCATGGCCGATTTACCAACTGCGGTAGGAGATCCTCATGAGTGAGTTTGAGAAGTGGTGTCAAGAGAAGTTCGGACACACTCCTTACCGCTATACCACGTCTGACGGAGAGGTTTTTTATGGGTACCCCTGGCAAGACAAGTGGGAAGGCTGGAATGCCGCGCTTGTCATTGCAGAGACCCTCGCAGAGTGTCAACGCGACCTTATTCACCGTCTGCGTGAGGAGGAAAAGAGATGAGCGAACCTACAAAGGAAGAATCCGTAATCTATGCTGCAATCATTGGCCTATTAGATGGGAAAGTGAAGGAATTAGACTTCTTTCACTTCATTATGGAAAAGCTCAATACCGCCGTCACCGAGGCCCAGGCGGAGATGGTGCAAAGGTGCATCCAAGAATGTGCCATTGTGCGCGATTCCCCACTTAGATGTGTTGAGCCCTGCACCGAAGATTGGATTGCTCGGAGGATGCAGATGCTCTCGCCCGACCCCCACTGGCTGGAGGGGAAAGTGCTGGAGGCACGGAAGCAAACCATGGATGCAATAGCTGAGCTTTCTTGCCTCGATGAGGAAATGTTTCAGGAAGCGTTCAAGGCAGCACATGCCACCCTCGACGCCCACCTTGCAGTGCTGCCAAAGGTGAAGCCATGATCGTCAACGACATCGGCCAATGGGCAGAAGTCTGGGGCCGGGAAAAACAAGACTTGACTCCAAGCCGCTTCTGAGAGAAGATGCGACGAGAGCGCAGTGCAGGACTGCACTGAGGGAGGAAACGGATGACCGACGAGAATCAAGGAACGCTGAAAGCCATGAAGGTTGAATCTATTTGCTTCCTCTGTACGCACGCTCGCATCATGGGAATTGAAATTGAGAGTCCTGGCGTACATCCGTTGACTCTGCACTCGGGCATGAACGTAAGGCAAGTGGCGCAGACCGTTTGTCACGCCCGTGGCGGAGCCACACCGCTCGGATCGAATTGCTCCGTGAAAATGTGCAGCGACTTCGAGCAGCAAATCGAACCCCGGGAGTTAAAAGTTCCCTTGGTACCCGGAACGGCCACTGGAGACTCTGGACCCACGCCATCGGTATTCAATTGATCGAAATCCTCCGCTACCCAAACCGGATGCTCACGACGCCGACCGAGGCTTGGAATCCAGCAATCCCCTACACCGAAACGCCCTCTCAGATTTCCAGCCAACTCCAAGACGCTATGAAACTGTATGCTGGAGTTGGTCTTGCGGCGAATCAAATTGGTATGACAGTTGCCATTGCTGTCGTGCGGACGAAAGAGAGAGGCATCCTGACTTTGGTGAATCCCACAATCACCTTCACCAGCGATTCCATCGACCCCCGCGGTGGGTTCATCCAAAGCACCGAAGGCTGTCTCAGCCTTCCCGGAATCCAGTTCGTCATTACTCGGTCGGCTGAGATCGAGTTGGCATGGCTCGACGAAGAGCTTTCTCCGCACACTGAAACCTTCAAAGGCGAGGACGCAATCCGAATCCAGCATGAGACAGATCATTTGAAGGGCATTCTGGTACTAGACCATCTGAGCGCGCTCAAGCGCAACATGCTGATTCGGAAAATCCAGAAGGTGGTCAGGCTTGAGAAGCGGTACGAGAAGGCGGTGCTGCGATGATCGAACCCAAAAAGATTCTTCTCAGCCAACGCACAAGGGATTCGGCGACCGTCATCGAGGCGGGGTCGTTGAACAACCCGTTCATCGGAAGAATCCAAGTGCTTTGCACCGGCCCGCAGGCTTTCGCCGAGATCCTGAATTACCTCGTCCACGCCGACCTTGCCATCGGTGCCGTGCAGCACGCAATCTCCTGCCTGCAGATGGCTCGGCGCCCCGAGGACCGCATCGACGACATGCGAATGCTCCAAGATGCCCACCACACGCTGACCGGCTGGCACTTCGATTCGGCATCCACGCCAGCGCCCTTGAGGGGGATTCGTCCATCGGCTGGCAGCATTAGTTGGGAAAAGGCAAAAGAAGTTATGGGCCAAATCGATCCTGCGAAGGTGCAAGAGATGTTTGGAGGCAACCCTTTAAGATTGGGCTCGGCGCATCCAGATGAGGAACTCAAGATTGACAAAATGCTCCCTGAGAGCGTACCTTCCGAAGGAGAGAAAACCTCATGAGTCCCGTTTACCCCATCCTTATCGCAGTAGTCGTAATCCTCTGCACGCTGGTTCTTGTCGCTCTGTTTTGCGTCGGAGGTCTTCTACTTTGGCAGGTCTGGGCGCTCGTCAAAATCAACCGCATCATCTCGGAGTCCGTCGCGGCCCTTGTCGATCCGGTGAAGCAACTGCCGGCGGCCACAGCCAACCTCATCAAGGTCTCGACGGAACTCAAGGAATTCCAAGAGGGTGAAGTCAGGCTCATGCGGCAACACATCAAGGCGGTGACGGACCTTACGGGGACCGTCGAAGAGTTTGAAGGGATGCTCGTGCGTCCGCCTTCTGCCGGAAGTCCGACACCAAGGGTTCGTCGCAGCGCGTCCGTCGCTCCCGCCACCGAGGGGGACGAAATGGAAATGGAGCAACGGCGAAAAGAATCCACAACGCTTGGGGGAGTTGACGTAAAGGATTTTGGGAAGAATGTTGGGACGGTTTAGTGCAGGACTGCACTGACGGTTTCCGTACCTCGGTTAAAAATAGAACTATATCGAGGAGAAAGGAGGCAAATTGGATCCACTATTCGAAGTTCACAAATTGAACGAATTGGGTTTGAAGAAGGCACACGAAATCGCCTTCTTGTTCAACGACACTTTGAAGAAACTGAAATCATATGTTCCCGAAGGTCGGGAACTTGCGATTACGAAAACACATCTGGAGTCGGCCTGCTTCTTCGCAAAGAAGGCGATGGCAAACGACCCAGTTAACCAGGAGCCGGAATAATGCTGCACTATCGCTGGACTGAAGTATCGGGAGTTCGCGAATGCGTTCAATGCCTGGCGCTCGGCGAGACAACAGTTCTTGAAAAGAAGTTGACACTACTTTCTGGCAACGATGCCTCGGTCAAATTCTCCTGCCCCGTTTGCGGCTTCGTCGCCGTGGGCATAGTCTCGGTGGACGGGTCGGAGCCACAGCAAGGCGAGGCGACTCCAGCAGCGAAGTCCCTCATCGTGGCTCCGACCGCCGAGGAAATAGAGGCCGTAAAGCCCAAACCTCCGCCGAAGGCTCAACGGATCATCGTGCCCACTGGCCCCCCAGTAGATGTCGAGGAACTCTATGCCCATGCCGTGGCGAAGTTCCCGAAGGCCCTGAGACTCGATACTGGCGAAGTGCTTGCGGGAACGGTCACCAAGGGAAGGAATCAGGACGCCGCGTTCATCAAGGTGGTTTACACTGATGGCCAACCGATCGTCGATAAAGAGAGGGCGCCGAACCCGTACCACGTCGAGAAGCTTCTGTTCTGCGAGCCGACCCTGCCCGACGAGAAGGAGTTCGTCGAGGGCGTGAAGGCATCCGTTGAGGCCACGCTGAAGTCCAGAAACCCGCACCCGACCCGCGTCGTGGCTCCAGTGAAGCTCAACGAAGCGAGGTCGAGGCTCCGCACGATCTGCACTTACCCAATCAACGATGTGGGGACTCAATGTGGTGACACGACGGGAGCTTGCGGCCATCCTGGTATGCTGCGGAACGTCGCATCGCCGGGTGGGATGCGGGCGAACGTGGACCTGCAAAGTGCCCCTGACGGAAGCAGGGTGCTGTCGCTTCAAGAGCGGCTTGACCCAGAATCTCTGATCCAGCAGTGAGGTGAATATGAAAAACCTGATTTTAGGACTATTGTTTGGATTGCTTTTCTCGCTGGTCGGCTTCGGGCAGGAAGCCTACGTGGTTTCACTCAAGCCAGACGACGCGATGAAGGCGAAGGCCACCTACGACAAGTTGCAGCAGGCCCAAAAGGATTGGGCCGATACCCAAAAGCACATCGCCCTCAAGTACCTCATCGTCGAGCCCACAGACCCCGAGGCATCGGATAAGCACTATGTGGGAGAAACGGACACTGGGATTAACATCTCTTCGTCAGGAACGCTGTCGAGCGGCAACCTCGCTTTGCGGTATATAACAACGATAGGCGGAAATCAATCTGAACCCACGAAAGAGGAGATTGCCCAACAAACCAAAGAAGAGAAAGCCTACATCGAACGATTCAACCGCGAGAAGCGCCAACGCAAAGGATTCGATGGGAATTGCTCAAACTGCCTGCCGAAGTTCGAGTTTACCCACGACTTCAAGTTCATCGTGCCTTCGAAGCCAGAGGTAAAGGCGCCAGTCTCGCCGTTCTATCTTTCGCCGGCTGCGAAGACTTTGACGACCGACGATAGTGGTAGTGCAGGCCTGCCGTGGTGACCCATGCCGATACAGCCATTCTGCACGAAGATCCTCCGCGAACGCGATGCTCCCAACCTTCCGCCGCCCGAAGACCGCCACGTTAAAGTTGCCTGCTTGGCGTTCGACGGAAAGACGATCGGTGAAATCCGCTCCGAGTTCCCGCGAATCAGCGTGCAGATGATTGGGCAGTCGATTCGGCTGACTCGCGACGCGGTTCGCCGCGGCAAGCCCCCCGACGAGGTCCTGCGGTTTCCTGAACTCATCGAAGAACAGGTGGCGTACAAGGTAGCTCCAGGCAAGCCATCGAAGGCCAGCGCCACGACGCGAGCCCTCAAGAGCCTTTCGACGGCTCTCGTCAAGATCGAGTTCAAGAGCTTCCCCGACTTCGTGCGAAGCGTGAAGGAACGCTTTGCACCAATCGGAGTGCCGCTCATCGTGCAGAAGATGTTGGAAGGCGTCGAACGTGAAGACCCCGAAATGATCAAACTCTCGACGCAGGTATTCGACCTTGCCCCGAAGGGTAAGGGGTTGACATTACAGCAGCAGTTCAACATTCCCGGCGGAACGCCCGAGAAGAGGCCGAACGCCGACCACCGTGTTGCATTCTTCGAAGAATTGGTGCGCAAGAACCGCGCCAAGATTGACTCAGCGACTCCGGCAGCGACCGCAGTAATTGACGCAGAAACCGTGGAAGGCAGCGACGAAGAGTAGCGGGCCGGATGGCACTCGTACAGGTTTATCAAGAGTCTGACATAGCCACAGCGGTTGAGGAACTCAACCATCTTCGGGAACAGGTCCTCTACGAGGACAAGGATGCTGACCCGTGGGAAGCGCTGTCTTCGTCGGAGCTTGAGTGGATCGACGCCGAGATTGGGAAGTGCTGCGCCGACTTCCGGTACGCCGCATACAACTACTTCTGGTTGGGACACACCAAAGATTCAATTCCTTGCCTCTTCAATCTCTGGCCTGCACAGGAACTTTTCCTTTCCATCGTCGAGAATATGTGGGCAGAG